AAAAGATATTCAAATCATTTAGCCCTATTGAGAGAAAAGAGGTGAGAGCTTATGCAAAAGAAAAAGCCGAATCATTTAGCCGATAGTCGAAGAGACTCTATCATCACAGCCTCACAAGCTTGGGCTGTGATTAATGATAGAAAAAAGCTTTGGCAAGAAAAGACTAAAAGAGCCTTACCTTTTCAAGGGAATGAGGCTACCGAGTATGGCAATTTATTTGAACCCCATGCCTTAGCATCTTTTGAGGATGATCACAATTGTATTTTACAAGAAGGTGATCAATTATATGTCCATGAGGAACTCCCTATTGGAGCCAGCCCTGATGGTATATATACCGAAGAAAAGGCTGTGGTGGAATGTAAATGTCCATTCACTCAAGAGTTATATTTAGGCATTCCTGACCGATACCAATATCAGATGCAAATTCAGATGTTTGTAACAGGTTTTGAGAAAGCCTATTTTTATGTATGGACACCGACTGAAAAGTCGACAGAAATTGTGCCATACCAACCTGAATTCATTAGCTGGTATATTCCTCTTGCGAAAGCATTCATGGAATTTGTAGCTAGTGATGTTGAGCCACCTCGGTGGACTAAAAAACCGAAGTGGAATTTTAAACTAAAAGAGGGCAACCTCTGAAGGAGACACAATGATACACATTAAAGACAGTCGAAAAGTTTATGAGACTAAAGACTATAAAATATTTAAAACTTTAGATGGCAACAGACCTTTAAATCTGATGCATGTCAAAAGATTAAAACAATCGATAGCTGAAAAGCCCATCGACATTCCTATTATAGTGAATGAAAAGATGCAAGTCATAGATGGTCAGCACAGACTACAAGCTTTAAAAGAGTTAAATAAACCTGTGCGATACCTAAAAAACTATGGATTAGGATTGCAAGATGTTCAGAAATTAAATACCACATCACAGAAATGGAATATGGATGCATATCTATCTAGCTATATATTATTAGGCTACCCTGAATACATCAAATATAAAAAGTTCTATGATGAATATGGTTTTAATCATAATGAAACATTAATGCTTTTAAGTGGTTACAATGGACAAGTGGGTGGCAATTATACCCAAAACTTTAAGGAAGGAAAATTTAAAGTTTATGATTGGGATGAATCATGCAAGAAGGCTACCAAGATTCAAATGTGTAAATCTTTTTATCCTGAATATAAAAGAAGAAGCTTTGTTTTAGCCATGATTCATTGTATGAAACACTCTGACTTTAATGTCAGCGAGTTCATTGCAAAAATGAGATACCAGCAAGGCAAGTTAAAAATTCATGGCACATGGCAAGAGTGTGTGGCTATGATCGAAGATATATATAACTACAAGCGACCTGTTGGTGAAAGAATTGCTTTATCAATAACTATTTAGTGAAAGGAAAGTTATGAAAATAGGTTTTAGTGCAAGTATAGATGTAACCAAAATCGATAAAAGTAAGTTGGTGGTAGGTAAGAAAGGCAAATACCTAAACATCACCAGCTTCTTTGATGTTCACAACAAAGACCAATATGAAAACAATGGAATGATCACCGAGTCAGTCTCAAAGGAACAGCGAGAGGCTGGACAAAGAGGAACCATTCTTGGAAACATTAAGGTGTTTTATGTGAATGATGATAATGGGGCTAGCAAAGATAATGCACAAGTAGAAGGTGCTGATTTCGGTGAGGATGAAGTCCCATGGTAAATGGCTCTATGCCTTTTCATGATAGAATCTCGGTGGCTAATACTGCCGAGATTTTATTTCAACAGCATTTTGAAAGGCTAGGGTATCAAGCTACAAAGATTGGGTTTAATGAACAAGATCATCTACCATTCTTTTGGCAAATTAATCCTGTGGCTAGAAATATTCCTGACTTTTATATTGTCAATGATGATGGTAAATCAGGTTTGTTTCAGGTTAAAGGCACACCCAATATAAAAGAAATTGAATTTAAATTATTGCCTGACATAGTTAAGGCTTATCATTCCAATCGATGCCCATTGTATTATGCATTTTGTTTTGAGGAATGTGAGCCAATCATTATGAGCTGGCAAGAATTAGTTAGAAGGTATGAGGAAAGTTTTGACCAATCTTATGAGGATGATGGAAAGGTCTATCGAAGAATAAGAATGGGGGACTAAGCCCCCACTACTTATTTATTCATGACATACATTGTTACTTCAAAGCCGAATCGCATTTCTTCTGCTGATGGAGTAGTCCACATAATATTTTCCTTTAAAGGTTGATTAAAAACTAAATTATACTATAATAGGTCAAATTAATAGGCACCAAAAGATTGAGTTTGATCTAATGAAATGTATGAGTTAAGGAGACACATATGGAAGCAGAAGACTTAATACTACCTAAATATTATAGAGTGACAGATGGATTAGAACTGCAAGATTTATTAGCATTACTCACCAAAGACTTAAGTGGTGTAGAGGCAGTCAATATTGGTTCAGTCATTAAGTATATCATTCGCTATGGGAAGAAACATCCCACCCCTCAAGGCAAAATAGAAACACTAGATAAAATGATTAATTATTTAGTGCTTACCAAAATTCAAGTGGAAAAAGAAATCAAAAGCCCAGCTGTGATGCCTAGCGAATGGGAAGATGACCCTCTGCATGATGAAGATTAAAGATAGATTTAATAAACCATTTAAGTGTGCTTTTTGCAATCAGCCAGCTGTATTTTTTGATTCAGATAAAAAATGGTACTGTGGTATAGAAGTTGGTTTTGGCACAATGAATTCTAAAGGATACTGTAAGAATGACAAAAGAGAAGAGAAAGATTGAGGAACACAGATTTATATGGGAAGGTATGCCTTATTTAATTGTATTCACTCCAACAGAGGGTGGATATACATTTAATATTATTTATGAACACAATTCTAGGAATGTAACTAAAGGAGAGATCAATGGCTTGGCAAAATAGTGAAGACCCCAATTTTTTATTAGATGGAAAACAAGTTAAAAGAGATATAGTACTTGACCGAATTACTCAAATATTAGAGGAACATGGTGTTCAAAGTTGTGCCGAGATTGTTGAGAAGATAGGTATGGAACACAAATCAGTCCATTATTGTCTAAGGTATATGACAACCCTTGGCATGGTGCTTACCAAAAAAGTAGCTAGATGGACACATTATTTTTTGCCTGTCAATTGTGAATTAGATAATTTATTTCATCCTGAATTTAAACAAATAAGAGCTATGGCTCGAACTACTAAAGGCAAAGTCTATACAAGTGATGATAAACATATATCGGCTCCTAATCCAAATAAACCTCAATCCCATACAGAACATATTTGGTAAATGGAATTAAAAAGACTTGAAGCAATATTAAAAGATTGGTCTGTGTGGATGCGAGGAATGGATTCACATAAACTGTGGTATCCAACAAGATCAACTTTTTTGTCTTCAGGTGGGGAATCTTCTCATGATGTGTTTGAACACATGATAGAAGAGTCAGATGATAAGAATGTTAAGATATTAGATGCTTGTATTGATAGCCTTGTACCCATACAAAAAGAAGCAGTCTATAACCAATGGTTAAATGGTAAGCCAACCAGCTTTCATGAGAGAGATTATGCCCTCGCTTTGGACAACTTGCTCACTATGGTTTCTAGAAGAATCTATGCTTAAATTCCAATGAGCTATGGTGACAACTGTCAGGCAAAAGACAGCCACACAAAATAAAGAAATAAAAATAAGTAATAAGGAGTAAACAAAATCAGTCATCAGTAGCTGGCACATTCAAATAAATAGAATCCAACACAAGCTCAACATCCGACCCATCTTCTAAATAAAGAACTATGGTATCTTCCCCATAAACCACATCTACATTATCGATAATTTTACCCTCCATATGTTCTGCAATTTGATGAATGTCCACCCTTGTTTTCCTTAAATGGTTATATTTGAGTTTGAGTCTTTCAACCTTGACCCCCGACTTGCTCTTGACCAGCTCCCGCAAGATTGACATTGGAATCTTTGATAAGATGATTTTATTGTGCAATAAGTCCCCCTTTTCTGTAAATGATCACTTCCACATTTAGGGCATACAGCACCTAGATGTCTTGGATGTTGTTTTATCCAGCCTTTAAGCTTTTCATAAACCTTTTCTAATATAACAACATCATTTTTATTATACTTCTTCATAACAGCCCATGCTTTTTTGTCTTTAGCCATACATTTTAACCAAAGCTCATGTCCTTCATGAGAAGTCTTTTTTCCGACACCTAATCTTTGTGCCACATAGTCTAATTTATTACTTGGAAATTTAAACTTGCCTCTCGCTGTCTTAAGTAGATCGATCTCTACATAGGGTGATGGTGGTTTTAAACCACACAATAAAAACTCTTTGTTGAGGGTTGGAATATCAAACTTACTTCCATTATAGTGAATAACTGCATCACACTCATCTAATAACCTATGAGCCATCTTAATCATATTCTTGTGAGTGTTTTCCATGATTGAATCAAACATAACTTTCCTGTCACCCAACCATTTGGCAGACCAGCACATCACATAACTTGAATCTAATAATTGGTTAATGCCTATATTTTGATTATATAAGCCCCAAATATGAGCGACATGCGGTGCGGTCTCGATGTCAATGAGTAGTATCTTCATAATTTATACCCCTAGAAGCCATTTTAAGGCTCGCTGTGAGGTTTTTATAGTCAAGCTAATATCTTACCCCTATTTAAACAATTTATCTATAATTATTTGTCTTTTTTCATGGGAGTAATCTAGCCAATTTTCTATTTGCTCTAATGTTCTGCCACACCCAACACAAACTTCATTTTCGATGCGACAGACATTAGTGCATGGAGTTAAATGTCCCACTTCCACTTGGTATATAGCCAAACAGAACAGGGGTCATGTTCCCATGAGGTTACTGTATTGTGAACTTTTGGATGTTCAGCTCTGCATTCAGCATAAGTCTGATGATTTTTAGACATATCATATTCAGACCAGCCTACTACAATTGCGACCAATCCACTTAATACCCATTCCATAATTAATCCTTTTCTTCATTAGTGTTAATTGTTTTCATTGTCGAACATTCAATGACTTTAGTCTCTTGCCCATCTGCATTGATAGTTGCAGTAGATGAGCATGTTTCTTGAACTATGACTTGGTTGGAATCATCTTCCACATTGAGGTTGGCTGGGTCTAGGTAATCCCCTAAACCCAATCCAACTAAACCTATTAAAACTTCTATCATCTTTTCAAGTTATGAGGTTTATTTTGCACCCAATGTTTGAATTTGTACCAGCTATGCTCTAGCCATACTTCCCAAACATATAATGCCACAACAACAGCAATTACCCACTGCCACCATGCCATTGATACTGTCCATAAATGTTCCATGTTTCTTCCTTCTTTTAATTAAAAAAAAGTTACCTGTGTGTGTTACTGTTCATATGCATCAGATTGCAAGATGCCTGTAATAGTAGCACCTTCTTGTGCCACATACTTTTTGGCTAAATTAGCTATTTGCTCATGTGTTTTACCTCTTCTTAACCAATCAGCTAATACTTTTTGAGATTTAGGGTTATACATCATGGTGGATACTGCTGGAATAGCCATAATAGCACCTGTAGCTTTTAATGCACCCATAGATAAACCTCCAATAACAGGGGATAATAACCCAGCAGTTGTTAATATAGAAGTTAATCTTGATGCAGTTCCTGAATTAGCTGTTAAATCTGACAACACTTCTGTAGCACCTTTAGTATTTTTCCAAGTTTGCCCCTCTTGTAATGCTTTTTGTAGAGCAGTATCATCAGGGTTAACCCCTTTACCTAATTGTGCTTTAAATTGTTTCGGTGTAAATACTTCATTACCTTTAATGGTTCTTACAAAAGCTTTATAATCACCATAAGATTTGTCCAGCATATCTAACTTATTAAGTTTATGTGGATTCTGTAATTTAATTTCTTCTTTAATAGTTGTTTTTAAGTTTTTCAAATGTTTAAATGCTTCAAGGTGAGCATACTTGTCTGAATTACCTATCGATTTAAGTTGTTTATTAAAGTCCATCTGTAAATGTTTGATGGATTGATCTTTAACTCCAGCACCTTTAGTTTGTTTAGTTAATTTTCTAGTAAACTGATTAATCACTTTCATGGTGTCTTTATCAGCACCTTCCTCAATCGCATTCTTTTTAATTTGATTAATTGAATTTTTAAATGATTGAGTATTTTTTAATGTGGCACCTACAAGGGCATCATCATAAGCTTTGTCTACAGACTTTTTAACTTTGCCAGCCACATCACTTAAATCTAAACCATCATCAAGTTTAGTAGATATGCTACCACCATAAGGTTTAGCTATTTGATTAGCTGTGGCTCTATTATATTGTTGGAGTGATCTGTCTCTAGCACTTTTAATAAAGGGTAAATCATCTAAAGAGTTCTCAAATTTATTAGCTATACCACCCATTGCCTGACCGGGGGTTAGGTCTACACCTTCATCAAGTAATCTTTGAGCATTAGCATTGACTTTAGCTGGTGCAATAAGTGAACTTAATCTGTTTAAACCAAAAGCGGCGCCAGCACCAAATTTAGCTGAATTAAGTGCATCAGAGGCTACCCCCATAGCTGTATCAGATTCAGATGAACCAGCACCATATAAACTAGCTTGCCCAGCACCATACCCTGTGGCTTTTAATGCACCTTGTGTAGCTAATCTTCCAGCACCCAAGCCCGGTATTGCAAGACCACCAGCAAGTTCAAGTGCAAGTGCTGTTTTAGGATTTTCTTTTCTAAAGACTGCATTTTGTCTTCTTAATCGATCTCTAGCTTGTTCATAAGATTCATCACCAAACCATGACTGAATTTTACCTTCAATTTCATCAGCAAAACCAAAGGTGACACCTTGAGCAAAAGCCCTGAAGCCTTCTTTAGTTTCATTGTAATCAAGAGGTCTATCATCAGCAGTTCGATACTTGTCTTTCTCTTTAGCTTCTTGAGAGTCCCAAGGCTTTGCTTTGCCTAGCTTTTCTTTCTTTTCTTCCCAAGGCTCAATAATGTCTTTGACAGCATCCCCTCTTGCTTTTTGCTTTCTAGCTTTTTCTTCAGGGCTGTCCCAAGGATATATAACTTCAGCCATTACATTCTCTCCCAATTATTCTTATTACTGTAGCCTCGCTTATCAAATGATTTGCCAATGTATCTGTAAATTTCACCATCGCCAAAGTCTACCATTTGACCTCGAACAGCCCATTCAGGTTGATAATATAAACTATCGACTGCTGGAATATCATTTCTGTTAAATGTCTCTGTGATAAAGGTAGGTTCACCATAATCACTTCTGTATCTATCCATAAACACTTGTTCTGATTCTAGAATTTGTTTATCAAGTTCTAATAATGATTCCAAGATTTGATCTTCTGTCATACCATAATCGAGTGGAACATTCATGTTATCAAATCGCTTACCTTCAGCATCAGATAATGAACCCATGCCTCCACCTTTAGCTTTAATCTTGCCAAATTCAGATGCAAATTCTCGGTTTTTAAGAACCTCGAAAATTTTCGCCGCATTTCTGTACTCGCCCGGCAGATCAGATAGCACACCATTCCAACCAGCTAATCGCTTGTGATACCCTTTGTTAATAAATTCAGCAATAGTTTTTCTTGTGCCATAGTAAGTTTGATTAACTAATCTTAATGATGTTTGATCATTGGTTAGATTCTTTTTCAACTCAACTTTGTGTTCACCACTTGCTGGATTGTAATAAGCTGGAGTTACTAATGAACCATCTGATAATGTGATGTTATTAGGATTATCAGGCTGGAAGTTAATAGTTTCAGCTTGCTTATTAGCAGTTTGTGTTTGTGTGGTTTGTGCTATGTTTTGCTGTTGAGCATTTTTAACTTGAGCCCAATATTGATCATAAGCATCTTTCCCACCTTCTTGATAGGCTTTTCTACCACCTTCAACTATCTGCGCCCATGAAGCTTGAAGTTTAGCTTGAGTTTCAGGTGTATTTGCATCTAATACTCTTGTATCACCTGTGGCTACATATCTAGCCCATGATGGTTGAGTGAAGTCTTTTGGATTTAATTTGCTAATATTTAAACCATTCCCAGCTAATTCTGCTTTAGCCTGTGCATTTTTATACCTTGTATTAGCAACCAATTCCATATTTTCTAGATAAGGTTTCACTACTTCAGGATACATTTGCAATTCAGCCCATACTGCTTCATTTCTTTTTGGAACAGTCATCATTCGCTTCATAGGTTTGCCATCATCAGTATAACCTGTGCCTGAATAGTCAGGCATAATTTCACCATTGGAACCAATAGTTCTAGATGATTGGCTAGCTACTTGACCTTGATAAGTTGGGTCTTCAACTTCTTCGGTTGTATATAGTTTAGACATTAAATCTAAACCTTTAGCTTTTCTTTGCTGTTCTGCTCTTTGAACTTGGTAAGCATCCATCTTCATTTTAAGATTAGCTTGTTTAGTTAAATCATCGATAGGGTCATCTGCATTTTCCATACCTACTTGGAATGCTTTCCCTATATATGGGTATATAGAGCCATAGCCTTGGTTTTTAGGTTGTGCTAAATAAGCTATGCCTGTTGATAACAGACCTTTCATCAAAGACTTTCTTTGTGCATCTTCAATATCTTTTCTGCCAATAAGCCCAGCTTCTTTTAATAATTGTGTGCCAGCATCATCGGTATCAACACCAAATATATTAATTCCATCACCAAAGAGGTTGTTATACCAGCCATTCTTATCATAGAGTGCCATATTAAATGCCTCCTATTCTAGCTCTTTTAACTCTATACCTTGGGTCTTCATAAAGAGTTTTTTGGATAATTTCAGGGTCAGTACCTAATCCAAATGTTTCAGCTTCTTGCGGTCCTAATACATTAAGGTTACCTGATGGAGCTTGTTCAACAGGATAATCAGCCTTAACATTTTGAATACTTTCATGCCTAATAGTGTTGTCAGGATTACCTTCAGTTGCCATATCAATACCTGTGGTCAATGCCATAGTATTTAAGTCTTTATTGGTAATGCCTGTATGTTCTTCTAATAAACCTAATCCTTTGGAGCCAATGTTAGAGATCGCATCATCTAAAGGTGAATTGCCTAAAATGCCACCTAGAGCTGGAGTTCCAGCATTTCTAACAGCTTCATTCATCATCATAGAAGCCCCTTCACCAGCCATTGTGCCACCAGCTGTGGTTGCACCAGCATTGGCTAATGCACCTGAAAATCCTGAAGCCAAGCCACCACCGATACCACCCATCATGGCACCTTGAAGTGGGTCTTTGCCTCTTAACATATTAATACCAGCCCCAAGACCAGCACCCATTAATACACCTTTCATCATAATTATTTTCCTCCACCTGATTGTTGAGTGGTTTGAGACATTGGCATAGGTGCGCCATAAGCACCAGCAAGGTAGTTAGAAAGTAGATTTTGCTGTTTATTAGCATTGTATTCATACTTCGCAATATCACCTTGTAATGCTTCTTTGTCATATCCTTCGAGTATTTCACCTACATTTTGTAACTGCCCTATATCATAGTAGTCCGCCTGTGCCATAGTAGGTGCTTGATTCATAGCATTAAGTTGGTTTTGTCTTTCAGTTGCATAATTGTTGTAATACAACTGCCCAGCTTGGTTAGTCAAAGCATTAGCCAAATTAGAGGAAGCATCTGACATAAGTCTTTGATGAGCATTTGAACCATATCTGCCTACAGAAGATGCATTAGAAGTTGCACCTTGTATAGCTTTATTAAAGTTAGTGGTTGCTGTATCAGCCCCAGCTTTTAATGCTTGTGCTAAATAAGGATTGCCAGCAGTTAAATAGTCACCTTGTATTGTCTTGTTCATTTGGTTTTGAGCATTGGTTACTAGAGGTGAACCTGTTATTGCCCTATTTTGTGCCATACTTAATGCAAGATTAGTTTGTGCTGATGGGTCTACCCAAGTCTGCCCACCATAATAATCTGCCGGTCCTTGTTGGTACAACCGCTTCGCTTCCTGAAGACCATACTCCACAAAGGGTTTGACTGTAGGGTCTAATTCTTGTTTAGTGGTTGATGAACCACCCCCACCTCCACCTTTATAAAAAGTGAAGAAATCATGGAAGCCTGTCACTATATTCCACATTAATTTATTGAACATCATAATTTTAGTCCTCTAGTTTTAATTCAACAAAAGTATATTTAGGTTGAAACCCATAATGCTTCTGCCATAATTTGACAATACTCTCTGAAACAGCAGAGCCTGTTATTCGGTCACAGCCTTCTGACTTGACCCAATCCTTAAATTGTTCCCAGCCCTCTTTAGTATTTTTACCACCAATATAAGTGATATACATACTTTGGAAGGTTGGATAGTTATATCTAATAGTTGTTAAGGCACAATGACAAGTGCCATTATCCACCACTAACAACAAAGTCTGTTCACCTCGACTACAGGCATATTCTAATGTAGTCAGATCAAACTCACCTTCACCTTTGTCAATGGCTTGTTTTAAATGTGGTTCTGCAAGATACCAATGCTTGTGAACCATATGAGGTGGAATAATTATTAATTTACTCATTAACCTAATATAACATAATCAAAAATAACACCTTCTGAACCAGCTGGGTGTCCTATGACTGCTTTTCCTTTTTCTTTAGATTTAACAAAAGGCAGTCCAAAGGCAGAGATTGCCCTTGCACTAAATAAGATAACAGACTCATAACCCATTCTCTCATCAAATAATTCTGTTTCTTCGCCTGTTTCCAGAGTGATGGTGCCTGTGGCATTCAGTTTTCCTTGCATAGCGCCATTCACCACTTCAGCTATTTGCCTACCTTGTGCTGTGCCATTATAAGGCAGAACTCTATAATAGGTAGCCATTACCTTGTTCCATTTTCAGCATAGTCGAGATCAACCCCAACAGCATGAGTCCAAGACCCCTTTGGAAAACAGCGAAGTCTGTGGAATCTGCCACCTGATCTTAAATCAGCCCTACCCTCATCTGATTCGGTAGATTTAGCTGAATATAAAATGTTATCCCCTAGTTTGTGTCTTGATGCAATTTGATACTCATTGGACACACCATTATCTATAATGCCTCTAGCAAGTAGCACAGTAGAATTATAACCAAACTCTAAATCTTGAGTGGTTAAATAACTATTGTCTTGTTGTCCTTCAAATGAAACTATATATTTACCTTCTGCACCAGCAAAAAGTGATTTACCACCAATAAATATCCTTGAATCTAAAGAGATACCCATTTCATCTAATATAGGATAGGTAGCATCTAGTTCATCAAGTGTTGTGCCTTGGTTCATTAAGTTGCCAACCACATTAGCTGTGGTCTCGCCATAAGTCCATTGTTTTGTAACATAGTTATACATCATCAATGCTCTTTTACCATTGGTGTTGGTGTAATTCCAAACAACAAGGTTAAGCAAAGGATTAATAGCTGTGGACATAGTATCAATTTGTGCAAGAGATACATCATTCCAAAAGAACTTATCGACTTGTCCAGCACCAATAGGA